TATGATGTGAAAGCCTTTTTCGCTGATCCCCACGGCTGGGAGGAAACACTCATCAACATCGGTAACCGCTATTCGAAGCAGCTAAAGGTGAAGGCGTCCAGTAGTAGCCCGGTTCTGTTTGCCACGTGGAAGACGCGTGTGTTGGCCGCGAATTTGGAGGAAATGCACGGGGCGATTACCCGTGGTGAGCTATTCCAGAACGGTAACGAGACCTTGCGTGAGCACATGATGAATACGATGAGGAAGCCAACCAGGGACGGTTATTTGCTGGCTAAACCCCATCCAGACAGGAAAATCGACTGCGTATACGCCATGCTGCTCGCTTTTATCGCCCGCAAATACTTGTTGACGCACAATATTGAGCTTTCGCAGAGGAAAGCGAGAAAGGGTAGTTATGTATCCCTACCGGACTAACCAAATGGGCGAACTGCGTGCCATCGTGGACGACCAGGACGCTGATCTGATTGAGCATCTTGTCGCTGACATGGTGGCTGATTCTGGCCGCCTGCACACTGTGAGCACTTACTATGAGGGAACCTACCAGCCTAAAGGCTTGAATGTGAGTATCCCGAAAAAGCTGATGCACCTAATTAACTCTGGTCTCGGATGGGGGAAAATCATTGTTGATACCCTGGCTGAGCGGTTGGTTATTTATGATGTGCAGGGGGTGGATTTGGAGGGTGTTATTCCGTTTGAGCGGTTGCGGAATGTGGCTGTGAGGTTGCATACGGAGATTTTGCGCTACGGGCGCGCCTATCTTTTGGTTAGTGCTCATCCTGAGACCGGTAAACCCGTCCTAACAGTACGCACACCCCTTAACACGGCTGCCCTGGTAGACCAGTCCACCGGGCGGGTCTCTCACGGTGTGAGTATTGAGCAGGACTATAAGGGCACCGAGTACGCGTCTGTTTACCTGCCTGGCAAGGTTGTCGCGTTGGAGCGGGAAAAGACTGGTGAACACTTCCACATCGTGGACACGATGGACAGCACGGTTATGCCGCTGATCGCATTCTCGAATGTGGGGGATGTGTCAGAAATCAGCCCGTCGATTCAGTCATTGATGGATATGGCATCGACCAGCCTTGTCTACGCGAAACTGAATGAAGAGTTCTTTAGCTTTCCGCAACGCTATGTGCTGGGGGTAGATGAGGATACGTTCCGTGACGCTAATACTGGTGAGCCGATCTCGAAGTGGAAAGCCCGCATAGATTCACTGTTTATTCTGGAGCGGTCGGAGTCTGGTAATAATCCTGAGGTGGGGGAGTTTAGGACTAACCTCTCGGATGGTTATATGCGGATGGTGGAGTATCTTTCTAGTCAGGTTGCGGCTGAGGCTGGGTTGCCTGCCACCTATTTTGGGATTAGCACTCAGCAAGCCCTCTCAGCTGAAGCTATTGAGAAAATGGAGAATCGGCTGGTACGTAAAGCCTTGACGCGCCGTGATCTCTGGTCTATCCCGTGGGCTTACACTATTGAGACTATTGCGAAACTGGCTGGTGTCACCTCGTCTGAACAGATCAGTGTGATGTGGGGGTCGCCTCGTAACCCCTCCTTGGGTGCTACGGCGGATGCCGTGGTGAAACTGGTGGGTGCTGGAGTATTGCCGGCTACCTCTAACGCTGTCCTGCAGTTACTCAACATTGATACTGAACTGCAGGGTGAACTGCGTACGGAGCAGCAGGCCGCGTCCGCAATGTCGAATCTAGACCGTGTCCTCGGGGCACTCAACGAAGGCGAATAATGTTCACCCCGGACGATGTATGGGATAACCCCGCCATTGCCCAATATAAACGGCGAATGGAGGGGGTAGAACGATTCCTTAAGAAAACAACCAGGAAACCAGTGTGGGGGAAACTAGAGACGGTTGATGATGTGCTGGAGGTTGCGGAACCGGTCATTCGCGCCGGGGTGGCCACTAACGTCCTGGTTGATTCAGCAACATTGGGGGAAATGTATGGTCTGAATTATCCCACTACGGTGCCACAGGACGTGTACAAGCGGGGGGTTGACAAGGCGGTTAGGGATTCTCGGCATTTCCTCGATGAGGATAATAAGCGGGCGTTTGTTGAGGCTGTGATCGAGGATTCGGTGCATAATGTGTCTGCTCGTGTCCGCTGGCAGACGCTTGACGCTAACCGGAGGAAGATTTTCCGTTATAGGCAGTCGCAGTTTCTTATTGTCCCGTCTATTGATGCCTGCGAGTTTTGTCGAACGTGCTCTGAGCAGTTGCTGCATAATCCTCGATGGTCTGGGCATGTGCATTGTCATTGTAAGACTTTGCCGTTGCTTATTGATTCTTAAATGAATCCTGAGTGTTTCTTAATTTAGTGTGTGATTTATTGTAGAATTAGTCTAGAAGTGGATGTTTTCACAGAAGGCGACCTGCGGTAATAATGACTAAGTCGGGAAACAGCGGTATCAAGCATGACAAGGATTCTCAGTTTTCTCAGGAATTCGAGGGTGGGGCAGCTGGCGAGGTTGGCGGTTGCGAGAATCCGAAAGTTGATTCCTCCGTTGCGGATGTCTCCGGAGGACAAGACGACGGTTGCGGTGGGGGTGACGCTGGCTCATTTGGTGAAGCGCGGTCTGGAGATTCTAGCCGTAACGGTGACCGTGTTGACGGTGGCGGTGATGCTGATCGGTCTAGCAGCAATGGCAGTGGCAGCCGTGATGGCGATTCGTCTACTGCTCATGCCTCTGCGGATCTTCCTGGCAGTGCAGGTGTTGGTGGCGTTGAATTCGGTTCTGACGCTGCCTCTTCAGGCGTACCTGCTCCTCCTCCTGATGCTGATGCGGATAACAACGATAGCCGACGGAACAGTAGACATCCTGCTGTACTTATGGGGAGCAGTAGTGCTGCTGCTGACGCCGTTCTACCACCTATTCGGCCTGGGAGCGATACTGCTTCTCCCATGGTTAATTGCTCAGACGGCCGGACAAATAGCCCTGTGGGATATGATTCTTCGTCTGCGGATCGTGACCATTCCAGTGAAGATGCTGATCCCCGTAGTATCGATTCCCGTGGCACTGGCGCGCATTCAGTTCTGGACGATCACAGCGATGGTAGTACTGGTGTTGTTGATTCTTCTGTAACTGATTGGGAGTCACGGTATAAGCGGCTTCTCGTAGCTAATGAAGAGCACGTACCCGTGGAGCTGTTGCCTGATTCTCGTAATGAGAGTGTGTTGCGTGACTACGCACGGCGGTTACGCATGTTTGCTGAGGAATCCCACACCGGGGGGCATGTTGACAGGGTGCAGCAGGCAGTCTCAACGCCCTCCTATCGTTCCGCAAATGATATGGCTAACAATCTTTTTAAGCTTTTGCGGAGCGGATAACTAAGACTTACCAGCGTTTAGAAAAAACAAATTACGAAAGGTACTAACAATGGCTGACACGATTACTCCCACCACCTCACGGCATGTTGAGCCGGATGTGAATATGCAGGATCTGCTCAAACTGGGCAGCGCCTACGGCAACAACAGTGTCCTACCCCTGTTTAGCATGGTCAATGAGGCACAGCAGCGCGCCTCAGTGTTGCAGCAGATTTCCCCAAACTACCCCCTGACTTTGGGCGATAACTTCATTATGGATTCCATCGAGTCCACTGCCTATGTTGTGGGTGAAAACAACTGCAAGATTGCTTCCCCAGGCCAGGAATTGGGTGGCCGTTCTATCCGCCCGTTTAAGATTGCGGCCGGTATTCAGTACAGCATGGAGGATGAGTTGCGGGGCGGCGAAATGCTTCTGCAGAACGTCGTCATGTCCCTCGCCTCTTCCATTGCCAAGCAGATTGACATGGCCGGTATTCTCGGACGCCAATTGTCTAGCGGTGAAGTTCTGGAGAATAGTAACGTTCAGTCGATTGCACAGCATTCTACCCGCCTGAATGTGTCGGAGAAGACTCCGGCTGATGAGTCTCTCTTCCAGGCCGCTGAGATCGTCACCGGCAACGGCTTTACCCCTAATGGTCTGATTGCTACCCCGGATCTGCAGGCGGCGTTGCTTGGCCAGCGTGATAAGAACGGTCAGCGCATCTACGGTGATGGCACCGTCCTTGGAGGCAATTTCGGCTCCATTGTTGGCCTTCCCCAAACCATCGTCACCAGCAACTTTACTGGTAATGGTATTGATGGCGGGGATATTAACCCGGATCATGTGATCGGCATTGTTGGCGACTTTAGCCAGATTGTTTTCGGCACGGTCGATATTGATGGCTGGTCGTACCGTCGCTTCGATTGTGGCGACCCATTCGGCATGGGCTATGACTTGGCACTGCGTAACCAGGTTGCGCTGCGTCTAGAAACCGTTGTGGGCGTGGGTGTTATCAATGATGGTGCCTTTGTGACTATTGCTGCGCCTGGTACCCCGGTTAATCCGCCTAAGCAGACTAATAAGCGGGCACTCTAGGCGGTAACCGATGCTACTGCACTTGTACAGTCTGAAGCGGGTCGCATCGATGACCCTAGGGGACACATGTAATTGTGATAATGAGGAGTCACTTCATGAGGCTAAGAAACGGCTCATGCCCTACCTTGACCGGGTAGTGGCGGAGGCTGAGACTGTCGCCCCGTGTTTAGCGAGTATCCCTTCATTGTCTAAGTCTCAGCGTGTGTTGGCCTCGGGGATTATCGAGGATGCGGCGATTCGACTGTATAAGCGAGACAGTATGGTGGCGTCCAATGCGGCGGCTGTGCAGTCACAGACAGTGGGGGAGTATACCGTTTCGTTTGATGCGGCTAGGCCTCTGCTGGGTTTCTCGTCGTCTGGCAGCGTGTTCAACGCGGGTGAGAGGAAGCAACTACGCAGGCTGTGTGGTGGCTGTTCCTCGAATGCTTACACGGTGTCAATGATTGGGGACGGTGGCTGCGATGAGGGCTGCACTAGGTGTAGGGAGTGCCCATGATATTCCCTGTTACTTATCCGGCGGTGCTGGCTAGGCGGCGTTACGTGGGGGCTGATTGCCACGGCAATGACCTTTATGAGACGTCTAGAGAGAAGATCTGTTTGATGGGTGTTACCCAAACCTGCTCCGAAAGGGAGGATACGGACGGTAACACCTACACCAGTACTGTGAAGCTCTATCTTCCAGCCTGCGTCAAGGATATTAAACCCTACGATGTTATCACTGTGGATGGTGAGACAGTGTTCACGATTCGTGAATACCCGAAACGGTACAGGTCACCATGGCCGTCACTGCCACTGGGTGAAGCCCCCGGGCAAGTCGTCTACGGGGTGAGGAAAACAACATGAGTTTTATGGAACTTGAGCGCATGGTGTTCAACTCAGCTGCGTACAGGGAGATTCTCTGCTCGGACGGTATGCGGAATCTAGTGGAGGACGCTACCGGCATGATAGCTGCTGAGGTAGGTGAGTCAGCCCCCTACTACACGCAGAATCCGATTCTGCAGGGTGGTGGGC